ATGCCGTACTCGAAGTGTGCCCGGATGAAGCGCGCCGAACAGATCCCCTACTACGCTCCGGACGGAACCTCACTCGGATTCCGCGCTCTCGCCGCGGCTAAGCGGCTCATCGCGGGCGGTTTTGTAACGCCCTGCTACGGACGCAAGGGGCACCTGAAGGCGATTTGGTTGCGACGGGAAGACGGCAGCAATCCCGTTGAAGCACGCGCACGGTCCGGCACTCGATACAGCTTCCTCGAAAACCTCGAAAACGGCCAGTGCTGGAAGCTTCGCCGCTTGGATCGGAAGGACGAGGATGGCGTGGCTTTCTCCACGCGCGGCGTCTTCGTTCAAGTTCTCACGGATTGTATAGCCCATTGAAACAGCGGAAGAAACAGATCGGCGGCCGCTATCTCGCTCGAGTCCGCGGCGCGTTCGGCAAATTGAGAATCCTGCAGCGCGGTGGAGGTCTCCAGTGTGTCCGGAATGCGGCAGCGATCAGGTAACGATTCACGAGTTCGACTTCGGCGTCTGTCCACAGACCGGCTATCACGATGCCGGCGAGAGGTTCCATTGCCAAGGGTGTGGAGCAGCAGGCGAACCCAGTGAATTGGAGCCAGCCATCAGCCACGAAAACAGCGAAGCGCGTCCAGAGCGCGCGGGGCAAATCCTGGGACCTGGAATCGCACTTTTCGCTGCGGGTGGTCCGATGGCACAAAGTCCGTAGTTAGTGAGACTTATTCAGGTGGTTGGGTCGGTGGTCACCCCTGGTGGTCGCCCCGCCGCCTGGTTGGTCACCGGCGCGCCACGTCCGCGCCGCGAGGATGGGCTGGCACCACTTGGCCAACCAGCCGCGAGCGACGCAACGTGGCCGACCGCGGGCGCCAGGGGCGCCGAAACAGGCCATGACGAGAGAGACAGACATGACGAATCCAGACTCCGGATTGACGGCACAACCCGTCTCCTCAAGGGCTCCTTACGTTTGGGCTGTAGTGATTCTCGCCGGGATCGCGGCGGTGCTGGTGATTGTCGTCCTTTGGATTCGCCCGCAAGCCGATCCGCTGGACGTCGTTTCGCAGGTGGCCAAAGGGCTGGCTCCTACTATCGCAGGAGTTATGGCTTACCTGAAGGCACAAGAGACGCACCTGTCAGTGAACTCCCGTCTCGATGCATTTATGCGGGAGCACGCGGCGGCGGCGCACGTGAAGGGGCAACTCCAGGGAGTGGCTGATGAACAGGCGCGCCAAGCCGCGCTGGAACTCGCCGCCGACAAAAAAGGGACCAAGGCATAAGCGCCTGGCTGCTGCATGAGCCTATCAACGATCACGCCGGCGTTGGCGCGGCGCATGGAGATTTGGCAGATCGAACGGCTGGTGCCCTATGCGAGGAATGCCCGGACGCACTCGCCGGAACAGGTGGCGCAGATCGCCGCCTCGATTGTCGAGTTTGGCTTCAATGCTCCGATCCTGGTGGCCTCGGATGCCGGGATCGTGGCCGGCCACGGCCGCCTGCTCGCGGCGCGGAAGTTGGGCCTAGTTGAGGTGCCCGTGGTGGTGCTCGACCATCTCAGTGAGGCTCAACGCCGGGCCTACATCATCGCGGACAACAAGCTGGCGCTAAACGCCGGGTGGGACGCGAAGGTCCTGGCGCAGGAACTCCGCGACTTGGAGAGCGAGGGACTCGACCTCGCTGTCATGGGCTTCTCCGACGAGGAGTTGGAAGACCTGCTCGTAGAGCCGGAACCGCCGCAGGACGCCGACGAGGAGATTCCGGAAGAGCCGGCGAATCCGGTCACCCGACCTGGCGACGTGTGGACGATCGGCCGCCACCGGCTCGTGTGCGGCGATTGCAGGGACCGGAATATTCTCGGCATCTTATTCCCTGCCGATTCGCGCGCTGACCTTTGCATCACGTCGCCGCCTTACGCAACGCAGCGAGAATACAATGCATCGAGTGGGTTCACGCCGATCGCGCCGGAGGACTACGTCGGTTGGTACGCAAACGTCGCGGTCGGTGTGGAGTCCGTGCTGGCGCCGGATGGCTCCTACTTTCTGAATATCAAGGAGCACGCCGACGAGGGCGAGCGGAACCTGTACGTGAAGGATCTGGTGATCGCCCACCGGCGGCAGTGGGGCTGGCGCTTTGTCGACGAGTTCTGCTGGCGGAAGACCGACAACGGCGTGCCTGGTGGATGGGGCAACCGCTTCAAGAACGCCTGGGAACCGGTGTTCCATTTCGCACGCCAGCAGCAGATCAAATTTCGGCCCGAGGCCGTCGGCCACGAGTCGGAGGATTGCTTCGACTACTCGCCCAACAATCCGAAGTCGAAGTCCGGAAGCGGCCTCTTAGGAACGGGCGTGCGCGGAGCCGCAGCAGACGGCGGCAAAAATCAGGGTGCGTGGGGTCGGACGCGGTCGAGCTTGTCCTCGGATTCGGATGGCCGGCATACCGGCCTGGCGCGCCCATCCAACGTGATCGAGGTGAAGTCGGAGTCCTCCCAGGGATCGCACTCGGCGCCGTTCCCACGCGCACTGGTCGAATTCTTCCTGCTCGCGTTCTCCGACTCGGGCGACGTGGTCTTCGATCCATTCATGGGGTCCGGAACCACGATGGCTGCCGCGGAGTTGCTGGATCGGACTGCGTTCGGCTGCGAGCTTAGCCCGGGTTATTGCGACGTGATCCTCCGCAGGTTGATGAATCTGGCCGGCGAGACGGCGGTCCTTGCAGCCACGAGCCAGACGTTCGTGGACGTCGCGGCGGCGCGTGGAGTCCCGGCGGATCGGGTCCTGAACCCGAAGGCGTCCGATTCTCGTGCCATCAAACATCACGGGCCCAACCCCCACTACGGGCCGCGCCAAAGGAAGGCATCGTGATCCGCGCTGTCCGACTCGAAGCTTCCGAAAGAGAGGTGATGCATGGAGGTCATCCGTTGGTGACTCTCAACGTGAACGTGGACGTCCACGTTTATTCGCACGGTTCCCCGGTTGAGCAACATAAGCTCGACCAAATTTTGGCAGCAGTGAAACCCTAATCGAAGAGGAGAAAGAAATCATGGCAGATTTGACCGCGTTGACCGCTCAGGTCCAGCAGAACACCGAAGTGGATGCTTCGGCCATCGTGTTACTCAACGGGCTTTCCGCACAGATCGCCCAAATCAAGAACGACCCGGTGGCGCTGCAGGCACTCGCCGACCAACTGAAGTCGAGCTCGACGAGCCTCGCGGACGCTATCACCGCCAACACTCCGGCAGCCTAAGCCGGGAACAAGCAATATGGGGATCGCGCAGAACGAAACCACCGACAGGGAGACTCCCAGGATGCTGGGGGGCGTTCTGCGCGACCTCGTTGTTGAACGCTGGCCCATCGACCGACTCATTCCTTACGCCCGAAACGCGAGGACACACAGCGACGAGCAAGTGGCGCAGGTCGCGGCGTCGATCGCCGAATTTGGATTCGTCAATCCGATCCTCGTCGGCGGCGACGGCGTTATCATCGCGGGCCACGCGCGCCTGGCGGGCGCGCGCCAGTTGAAAATGACCGACGTTCCGGTAATCGTTCTCGACCATCTGACGCCGACCCAGCGCCGCGCACTGGTACTCGCGGACAACCGCCTTGCGCTGAACGCCGGTTGGGATGAAGCCATGTTGAGCGTCGAGTTGACGTCGTTGAAAGACGAGGACTTCGATCTCGATATCCTGGGCTTCACCGACGAAGAGGTCGAGCAACTCCTGGCGCCGGAAGAGACGAACCAGGGGTTGACCGACGACGATGCGGTTCCGGACGAGCAGGAGAAGGTCGTCACCGTCTCCGGCGACCTCTGGCTCCTGGGAGAACACCGGCTGCTTTGCGGCGACGCAACCAGCATGGAGGCGATCCAGGTCGTCCTGGCCGGCGGCTTAGCCGACATGGTCTTCACTGACCCGCCATACAACGTCGACTATGTCGGCAAGACCGCGGAAAAACTCAAGATTGGGAACGATGCTCTGGCCGGCAAGTTCTACGAATTCCTGCGCGATGCCTCGGTCAACATGCTCGCGATGACGAAGGGCGCGATCTACATGTGCATGTCCTCCTCGGAACTGCACACGCTTTTCCGGGCGTTCACCGACGCCGGAGGCCACTGGTCTACGTTCGTGATCTGGGCCAAGCACCATTTCACGTTGGGCCGGTCGGACTACCAGCGGATGTATGAGCCGATCCTCTATGGCTGGCGCGACGGGACGCAGCACTTCTGGTGCGGCGACCGGAATCAGGGCGACGTGTGGTTCATCAAGCGGCCCATGGCGAATCTGGAGCACCCGACCATGAAGCCGGTGGAACTCGTCGAGCGCGCGCTCCGGAACAGCAGCAAGACGCGCGATACGATCCTCGATCCTTTCGGTGGGTCCGGAACCACATTGATCGCGTGCCAGAAAACAGGACGGCAGGCGCGGTTGATCGAACTGGAGCCGAAGTACTGCGACGTGATCATCCGGCGCTGGGAGGACTTCACGGGGCAAGAAGCAAAGCTTGAAGCTGACGGGAGAAACTACAGCGAGATCGCGAGCGAGCGAAACCCAGTGCCGGCATGAAGTGGATCGGTGCCGCGCCGAGATCGCGGACATCGAAGCATTGCTACTTGCTGGCCATCCAGACGTCGAGGGCCTTTGCTTGGCGCTATCGGACTGGTCAGCCGAGCTGAGGATTCTTGGGGGAGCAGAAGCAGTACCGCCGCCGGATCGTTGAACCCGGCGGCGGCGTGGATGAGGTTAGTAGCGCGATGCTACCGGGTGGCGTCCTTGATCTCGCAGGCGATTCGGTGGTCGCCGTCGATTCCGCGGGCCCAGACTTTGTAGACGTACGGGCAAAGCGGCGATTCTCCCTGTTCCAGCCGGTCCATGCGGCTCCGGAGGTCTTGTTGTGCGATCTCTCGCGCCTCGCCTACGTTGGCGACTACGGCGACCGGCTCGTACTGGCCGTCTTCGGACTCCGCGATCAGCATCGCGAGGCCAAGGTCGGTGGCGTCGGTAATCTCTACGGCGAATCCGTTGTACTGGTTCTGCTTCTTTGGGGTGGTCTTCATGGCATGACGATTCATCACTCCGGCGCGACCGGAAGGCAAGTCAATAATCGCGACGTGCCCTGTAAAAAAGCCGCCCGTTTCCAGGCGGCTGGTTGGAGGCAGGCGTGCCTACTTCGCGATCCGGTAGGTCCGCTCGCCAGCCTCGTTCTTTGTGGATTCGACCGTGAGCCCCATTTTCTTGGTGAGGTTTCCGCTGATGAAGCCCCGGATGCTGTGGTTCTGCCAGTCGGTGGCTTTGGCGATCTCAGCCATCGTCGCGCCGTCCTTCCGGCGCAGGAGGTCCAGGACGATGCTCTTCTTCGAGAAGTCGCGCGGCACCGCGGCCTCCAGCGCTTTGGCGGCTTTCTTGTTGGGCTTGGTCTTTTCCTTGGCTACTTTCTTCGGTGCGATCTTGGCTTCCTTCTTGGGCTCGGCGGCCTTGGCGGCTCTCTTGGCCTTGGGCGCGCCCTTCTTCTGGCTGACGCCCTTCTTCGAGGAAGCCTTTTCCGGCGCGGCTTTCGCGCCCTGTTCCGCGACTGCGGCGGTTTCTACTGTGTCTGCTGTTTCGTTCGGCATAGTGTTTCCTGCTTTCCTTTCTGCTGCTGTGTGCTTCGTACATGACGATTCATCACTCCGGCTCCGCGATAAGGCAAGGGGAATCTTGGTGAGTTTTTCACGCACTGGTTCGGGATGATGGGAGTCTCTCAGCGAGCCTACGCACGGCTGCGCGGCGTGAACGTGAGCGCGGTGCAGAAGGCCATCGCCAGCAAGCGGATCACGCCGAACGCGGACGGCACGATAGATTCTGAACGCGCAAACCAGGAATGGGAAAAGAACACGTTCGCGGGCAAGACCATACATCAGACGCATGCGGTCAGCCAGCAACCGGCCCCGTCCAGCGGACCGGCCAAGTCGCCCCGTGGCATCGCGGGCATACCCGGCCAGTCCGAAGTATCGAGCGATCCTATTGCCGCGTATCTGCGGGCACGCGCGGTGAGCGAGACGTTCAAGGCGAAGACGGCGCAGATGGAATATGAGGAGCGCGCCGGCAAATTAGTCCAATCCACCAAGGTCGGAGAGTACGTGGCGAATTGGTCCGGGATCGTTGGCGATGCCCTGGCAGCGTTCGCGGATCGCGTGGCGCCGCTGGTAGCCGCCGCGAAAACGGAAGCGGAGATTCACCGGATACTCGCGGGCGAGGCGAACGCGCTACGCCGCAAGATGTCGAAAGCCATCTCTGACGCAGGTTACTGATGGAAACACCATTCTCGATGTATCAGGTTGGAGCGGAGGCGTTGCTGCCGCCACGGGATATCTCGGTGTCGCAGTGGGCGGACGAAAACGTGGTGCTCACCGGATCCGGCTCGGCGGAACGGGGCCAGTGGCATACGAGACCGTACCAGCGGGAACCGATGGACGTTCTCAGCCCGAGCCATCCGTGCAAGCAGGTGGTGTTGATGTCCGCGGCACAGATGCTGAAGACCTCCGTGATGGTGAACTTCCTGGGATACATCGCGGACGTAGACCCGGGCCCGACGCTGGCGGTGGAGCCGCGAGCGGAAGATGCCAAGGCGCTCTCCAAGGATCGTGTCGCGCCGCTGTTCCGGCATTCGCCGGCCCTCCGCGGGAAGCTCGCCGCCGTGAAATCTCGCGATTCGAACAACACGGCGATGCACAAGGTGTTCGCCAACGGTTCCGGACACATCACGTTCACCGGAGCCATCTCGTCGTCGGGCCTGGCCATGCGGCCGATCCGGTATCTTTTGCTGGACGAGGTGGACAGATATCCCCTGAGCGCAGGATCGGAGGGCGATCCCGTATCGCTGGCGATGCAGCGCACCGGAGAGTTCGAGCACAACAAGAAAGTAATCATGTGCTCGACGCCGACCGTCGACGGGGAGAGCCGGATCCAGGCGGCGTGGGATACGAGCGACCAGCGGGAGTACTTCGTGCCGTGCCCGCTGTGCGATCACTTCCAGATCCTCGTCTTCAATGACGGCAAGGACGGGGGCGTCGTGTGGCCGGAAGGCAAGCCGGAGGAGGCTGCATACTGCTGCGAGAACTGTAAGAAGCTCATCCCGCACAGCCAAAAATCGTGGATGGTGGAGCGCGGCGAGTACCGTCCGCAGAATCCAGGGTCCCCGATTCCAGGGTTCCGGGTGTCGCAACTGATCTCTCCGAAGCGATCTTGGGGAACGATCGCCGCCGAGTTCCTGGTCGCCAACGAGTCGCGGGAGACGCTCAAGGCGTTCCTCAATACGGTGCTGGCAGAACTCTGGAAAGAGATCGGGACGGCGCCCGATTGGGAAAAGGTCTATCTGCGGAAAGAGGATTACGCCCTCGGAATCGTACCGGCAAAGGGACTGCTGCTGGTGGCTGGCGTCGATGTGCAGGACGACCGGATCGAGGTGGAGATCAAGGCATATGGCCGGGGCAAGGAGTCGTGGTCGGTCGACTATCGGGTGATCCAGGTGCCTGATCAGGCGGGGCAGCCGCTCAAGACGTCCTCTCCCGAGGTCTGGCAGGAGCTCGAAGCCGTGCTGGCGGCGGACTGGCCGCGCGAGTCGGGCGGCACCATGCCCATCATGGCCATGACGATCGACTCGGGCTACCGCCCGCAGATGGTGTACGACTTCGCCGCGCGCCACCCGCAGCCGGCGCACGGGCCTTCAGGCGACGCGATCTCGGCGCCTCGCACGGTGGTGGTGACCAAGGGCAAGCCCGATTTTCTGAAACTGATCGCGTCGGTGTCGCCGACTGACGCCTCGCGCAAGCGGCAAAACGTCCGGATCTGGCACATCGGCACGCACTGGGCGAAACAGGAGTTCTACGATTGGCTGCGGATCGTGCTGCCCGACGATGGCACTTACCCGCCCGGATATCAGCACTACGCCTACAAGGATCAGGATTTCTATCGCGGGCTCTGCTCCGAGTCGCGGGTTGTGCGGGCCAGCGGAAAAGTGGAGTGGGTACCCGACAAGACGGTCAGGAACGAGCCGCTCGACCTCGCGGTGCTCTGCCGGGCGGCCGCGGCAGTCTGTGGAATCGATCGCTTCTCGGCCGAGGATTGGGCGGAACTCGAGGGGAACATTACGGCGGATGCCCCGCGCCCGTCCAGAACCAGTGACTACTGGGGCGAACGCGAAGACCATTGGGGTGCGCGTGGCGACAGCGGCGGAGGCTGGTTCAAATGATTCAATTGAGCGAACTGCAAACGATGCGCGACGCGCTCCAGCGCGCAATGTTCAGCGGTACGCGCCGCGTCCAGTTCACGGATCGCGCGGTCGAGTACAACAGCATCGACGATATGCGGAAGGCGATTACCGACATCGACACGGCAATCGCCGTTGCGTCGGGGTCCGAAACGGCGTCATCTTCCTTCAGCCTGGCGGTACACAGCAGGGAGTAGATGAACGCGCTCGACAAAGTGATCGGCTACTTCTCACCCGAGCAGGCTTACCGCCGCGCGCGGTTCCGCCTGGCCATCGAGACGTTCGCGTACGAGGGCGCGAAATCGGGCCGGCGTACGGACGGATGGATTGCGGCGGGCGGCGACGCCAATACGGAAATCGGCGCCTCGCTTACGGCGCTCAGGAACCGCTCGCGCGACCTGCTGCGCAACAACCCGTACGCCAGCAAGGCCATCGCGGAACTGGTTGGCAACACGGTCGGCACGGGTATCGTTCCGCAGGCCAAGACGGGGACTCCGGCGCTCGACAAGATCATCGACGGGGAGTGGCCGTACTTCGCGGAGAATTGCGATCCGGGCGGACAGTTGGATTTCTACGGCATGCAGGCGCTGGTCGTGCGGACGACCGCGGAGAGCGGAGACGGCATCATCCGCTTCCGTTCGCGGTTGCGGAAGGACGATTTTCGCGTGCCGCTTCAACTGCAGGTTATGGAAGGCGACCACCTGGACGTTTCCAGGTCCTCTCCAGTCGCGACCGGGCATATCGTGCAGGGGGTGCAGTTCAACCTGTTCGGGCAGCGCGAGTTCTACTGGCTCTACAACTGCCACCCGGGCGGCGTATCGACGTTGAATCCACGCGGAGGCATTCTCAGTCAGGCGGTGCCAGCCAGCGAGGTGATGCACACGTACTGCATCCTGCGGCCCGGCCAGGTTCGCGGCGTGCCGTGGCTCGCGCCGGTTATGCTGGCGCTCCGCGATCTCGACGACTACCGGGACGCCGAGCGCATGCGGAAAAAGACGGAGGCGTGTCTCGCAGGGATCGTGACGCGCGCCGAGGGTTCGGGCGGCCTGCCCATCGGCGCCAAGTCCACCGATCCGAAGACCGGGAACACGCTGGAGCGGATGTATCCCGGCATGATCGAGTACCTGAAACCGGGCGAGGACATCAAGTTCAATGCGCCTTCCGCGGCGGGAGGCTACCGCGAGTACCTGATGGCGGAACTGCAGGGCGTCGGCGCGGGCGTGGACGTGCCGTACGAACTGCTTTCCGGGGACCTGTCGAACGTCAACTATTCGTCTTATCGCGCCGGCATGCTGGGCTTCCGGAACGCAATCGAGGCGTTCCGCTGGTTGACGCTGATCCCGATGTACTGCCGGCCGGCGTGGCGCCGGTTCATCGACACCCTGGTGCTGATCGGCAAGCTGCCCGAGCCGAACTACGCCGTCCAGTGGACCGCGCCGAAGTTCGAGTCCGTCGATCCGCTGAAGGATGCAATGGCTGAACTGAAGAAGATCCGCACCGGCACGTTGACGCTCACCGAAGCCATCGCACAGAACGGTTACGACCCGGAGAAGCAGTTGCTCGAAATCCAGCGGGTCAACGCGCTGCTCGACGAGTACGAAATCATCCTCGACTGCGACCCCCGCCACGTGAACGACAAGGGCGTCGAGCAACCGACCAGCAGCGCAGATCCGGCGCCCGCGACGCCGGCACTCAAATCGTCGGCCCAATTCGCCGCGCACCACGAGCGGGATTCGAACACGAGGATCTACAGGTCGTAAAAGACAAAAGGAGTGCCTATGCCCGACGAGATTACGCATCACGAGGCTGCGGCGCAAGCCGAGGGCGCTGCGGCCGCGGTTGTCGCCACCGGCCAGGGGTCGGACGATCCGGGCGCCCAGGTGGAGCGATTTGCGGTTGCCTTCGCGCCGGCCTCGGCCAGCGACGACAACCGGACAATCGACGCGGTCTGGTACACGGGCGCCAAGGTGCCTCGGCTCGACTGGCGCACGGGAGAGGAATACGACCTCATCCTCGACATGAACGCGTGCCGCATGGACCGCCTGAACAACGGCGGGCCCGTGTTGGACTCGCATATGCCCTTCGGAGTGGACAGCCAACTCGGCGTGGTGCGTAGGGCATGGGCCGAGAACTCTACCGGCCTGGCCACGATTCAGTTCAGCAAGCGTGACGCGGTGACGCCGATCTGGAACGACGTCAAGGGCGGCATCATTCAGAATCTCAGCCCCGGCATGTGGATCTACAAGAAAGTCGACACCACGCCGAAGGGCCAGGACCGCAGGGAATTCACCGCGACGGATTGGGAACCGTTCGAGATCTCCCTCGTATCAGTGCCCGCCGATGCGGCCACCAATTTCATGTCGGCGGCGGGAACGCCACCGGCATCACCGAGTTCAGTTAAAACGCAACGGGCATCTGCCCAAAAGGAGACACCTGTGGACCCTATCTCGCAGGCTGCGGGCGCGGATGCCCGCCAGGACGAAGCAGTACTCGCCGCGGCGCGCGACGAGGGAGCGAAGGCGGAACACCTGCGCGCGAAGACGATTCGCACGATGGTCGCCCCCTTCAGGTTCGAAGAACAGTTCGTGTCCGGGTTGATCGACGAGGGTCTGTCGGTCGAGACCGCCCGTGAGCGCGCCATGGCGAAACTCGCGGCGCAGTTTACCGACTATCCAACCGACCCGACCAACACGAGCGTCACGATGGGCGCGGACGCGAACGACAAGCGCCGCGAGGCGATGGGCGCGGTATTGCTGCATCGTCTCAATCCCACGAAGTTCAAGGACGACACGGCCAACGAATACCGGTTCATGCGGCCTTCCGAGATGGCGAAGGAGTGCTTGAATCATGCCGGCATCAAGACGCGCGGGATGTCCCCGATGCAGTGGGCGACCCATGCCATGCAGGCGCCTCCCGCGACGTTCATCGGTCAGGTGTCCATGGAAACGCTGGGCGCGATGAGCACCACCGACTTCCCGTACATCCTGGCCAACGTCAACAGCAAGTACATGCTGGCGGCGTATGCCGAGGTGGAGTCCCGGTGGAAGGAACTCAGCCGGCAGCGCAACGCAACGGACTTCAAGACGCAATACCCGACTCTGGTCTCGGGCGCGGAGACGTTCGAGCTGATCCCCGAAAGCGGCGAGTACAAGTTCGGCGCTTTCGCCGAGAGCCGCGAGAGCTACGCCGTGAAGACGTACGGCAAGGTCTACGCGTTCACCCGCCAGATGCTCATCAACGACGACATGAACGTGTTTTCGGACATCTCGTTCGCGCAGGGACAGGCCGCCGCGCGGACCGAGGCGAACCTGTGGTGGGCGCTCGTGACCGCCAACGCGCAGATGGCCGATGGCCAGAACGTGTTCAGCGCGGCGCACAACAACCTGATCAATCCCGGCACCGCGATCTCGAACGACAGCCTGACCGTGGCGCGGGCGACGATCGCGAAGCAAACCGGAATGAAGGGAGAGGACCTGAACCTCGTGCCGGTCTTCCTGGTCGTGCCTCCGGACAAGCTCGGCCTCGCGCGATCCTTCACCACTCCGGTGCAGGCGACCGAAGGCGGCAAGATCAACCTCTGGACCGACCTCACCCCGCTCACGGAGAACCGGCTCGGCCGCTCCAGCACCGTGGCGTGGTATCTCGCCTGCGCCGGCGCCTCGAATCCGCCCTCCATCGTCCATGCGTACATCGACGGGCAGGAAGGCGTGTACCAGGAATCGCGCGTGGGCTTCAACCCGGACGGCATCGAGTTCAAGGCGCGCATCGACTTCGGCTGCGCATGGGTCTCCCATCGCGGCTGGGTCAAGAACAACGGGGCGTAACAGGATTCGAGGATCGAGGAGAGGAGATACGAAATGGCAAAGAATCTGATCATGCAAAACGGACGTCAGTTCCCCGTGGTGTGCACCAGTCCGGCAGTGCCCACTTCCGGCATCCCGGTGCGGTACGGGAACATGACCGGCGTGGCGCTGAACGACGAAGGCGCGGGCGGGGTAGCGCTGGCGACCGAAACCGTGGTGGACTTCGGGCAGGCGATCTGGGACATCGAAGTGGTAGACACGGGCGGCGGCGGGATCGCGGCCGGCGACACGTTGTTCTTCCACGACGCCAACCCGCCCACCATCAACAGCGTTTCGGCGGCGGGTTACTTCTTCGGCTTCGCGCTCGAAGCGGTCGGAGCCGGGGCCACCGACACCATCAACGTGCTGCACATGCCCAGCCCCGCGGCGGGCGCGCTCGGCGCGGGCACGGTCGGGACCGTGAACCTGGCAACCGATTCGGTCGACAACAACATCCTCGCCAACATCGCGCGAGGCTCGGTAAAGGTCGGCGGTGTGGCCAACGCTCCGACGGACCTGGACTGCAAGACCGCTGGGCAGATCCTGGTCGGCGACGGCACGGGAGTCGCTTCGGTCGCGGTGTCGGTCGACGCCAGCCTGAGCGCGGCCGGAGTGCTGCGCGTGCTGAAGATGGGCGTGGCCGCCAACGGCACGGTTGTTGCGAACAACGCCACCGGCAACATCGCGGCGGGCGATCTCGATAAGATCCACACCAACACCGGCGCGGGCGGCGCCATCGTGCTTACATTGCCCGCGGTCGCAGGCAACGGTGGGAAGTTTCTCAAGGCGCAGGTCACCGTGGCGCAGACCGTCACGCTCACACCCCAAGTCGGAGAGGCCATCTTCCTCGGCGGCAGCGGCGTGGTGTCGAAGTATCTGCTGATCGCGGGCGTGATCAGCAACCACGTGGACGTCTACTGCGACGGCGCGCGGTGGCTGGTGTTGAACTATTCCGGCGTCGTGACCAAGGAAGCGTAAGACCGCACGTGGAGTGGGCGCAACAATCAAGCCAGGCGAACCTGGCGATGCTGGCCACGTTCGGTCAGCCGGTCACCTACCGGCAGGGCGCCGGCGATCCGTTCCAGGTGGCCGGCATCCTGCAGAAGGAGACCGACGAGCAGCAACTCCAGGACGGCGTGTACGCCAGCATGTTCGTACTGCTGGCCGATTTCCCGTCGCGTCCGGACCCCGGCGACGAGCTCGCCGTCGATGGGACGAGCTATACCGTCTACGAGGTGTCGGTCGATCTAACCGGGGCTGTGCGCCTGCGACTGCGCCAAAACTCGTGAGGCTTTCATGGCTTCGGTGCGAATCTGGCAGAAAAAGGAGGTTCGCCTCGACCGGCTCAACGTCAAGCAGACGCAGATGTTCAAGATCGCCAACGTCGGCGTGGCGTCCGTCAAGAACCGTTTGGCGGCGGCGCAGGGACCGACCGATGGCGCGGCCAAGCCGCTCTCCCGCTACTATGCAATCCGCAAGACCAAGATGGGCAAGGGCAACCGCCGCAACCTGATGCTGACCGGCGACATGCTCCGGAATTTCCAGGTCCGGACGGTGAGCGAGAACAAGGCCAAGGCCAGCAACTCGACCCGCAAGGACCGCATCAAAGCCTGGATCACCCAGAAGATCGAGGCTTGGGTGGTGTTCTCCCCCAAGAACCGCGAGGTCGTCCAGCAGGCCGCAAAGAAACTCATCATGGAAATGGCGCCGCGCCTCGCGGTGGAGCGCAGCCTCGGCGGCAGACAGCAATGATCGACACCTCAGTCCTGGTAGACAACCTCGTCGCCGTCCTGCGCGACATTCCGGAACTGGTCGAGGAGATGGGCGGCGATCCGGAGCGGATCTTCGCGTACCACGATCAGTACCCCAAAAAGGTCAGCCTGACGCACGCCATCCACCAGATGCCCGCACCGTCGATCATGGCGGTCTGGCAGGGCACCGGCCCCGGTCCGTTCGGCGGGATGGACGTGTGGAAGCATCAGATCACGCTGTTCCTGCGTGCGCGCGAAACGTTCGACGGCGACCCGCCGACTCCGTACTACCGGCTATTCCGGTTGATCACGAAGGGAGTTCCGGCCGCGAGCGGGCAGGAGATGCTCAACACCACGATCCACACCAACTGCCATCCTATGGACCTGCCGTTGATCCAACGTCAGGCGGATGCGGAGGGCCTGGATTACTTCGAGGTCCCGATTACCTTCACCGAGATTGGAGACGAATGATGCCCGAAACAATTTGGATGAAGCCGCCTTTCGGAGTGGGTGAACCGAAGGAGATCGAAGCGACGCCCGCCGTGCTCACGCCCTACATGGTCTCGGGCTGGACCCAGTGCGACCCGCCCGCCAGCCACAAGGAGGTAACGACCGATGTCGACGACTAGACTCCAGGAGGTCCTGGTCTGCTTCGGTAAGAAAAAGCAGGCCGATATCGCGACGGCGCAGGCTGCCGCCGACATGTGGCGCTTCAGCAAGATCAACGCGGCGCTCGCCAACCCGAAACTGGCGACCGAAAACGACGCCGACGAATATGGCAAGGGCCACGAGTTCCCGACCGCCACATTCAAGACGGCGTGGGATGTCAGCGTTGCGTTGGAGAAGTATCTCAGCGCGGAGATCGGCGCGTGGGCGGTCGCGTTCGGCCTGGGCAAGGTCGTGAAGTCGGGCGCGGTGAACTTCGTGTACACCTGCACGCCGTTGATTCCCTCCGCTGGCGACGCGGCGGAACTCCCGTACCTTTCGTACGTCGAGCAGATCCGTCCTGGCGGCGGCGTGGTCGTGGACCGGCAGGCGGTCGGCATGGCCGTCGAGTCGTTCCAGATCAGCGTGGGCTCCGGGCCTGGCCGCGCCAACAGCAAGATCAGCGTCGAACTGGTCGGCTCCGGCAAGGTCATCGACACCGCGACCGGCATCACGATGCCCGCCGCGACGACGGAGAAGCTCCTGCCCCCCGCATCTCTTACGCTGACCATCAACGGCGTCGATTACGTCACCAACAAGAACATCGTCTCCCTGGAGACGGGCTGGAAGAACAACATCCGGATGGACGCGGGCTTCTACCCCGGATCCGGCTTCCAGACTCCTGGCGACGGGTCCACGGGCGCGATCCGCGGCAGGCTGGAGTTCGGCAACCGCGCAGGCAATCTCCGGTTCGTCGCGCGCTTTGAGAACGGCTCGTCGGAGTATACGAAACTCAAGGCGCAGACCACCGGCACGGCGGTCGTCCACCTCCAGTTCGACACCAACAACTCGCTCGATCTGACGTGGCAGCAGGTCGCCTATTCCGTGGTCGAGATCGCGGAGACGGACCAGATCCTCACAGTCGCGGTCGAGTGCATCCCGATGTACCACTCCGTCAACGGCATCCTGACGGCGGTAGGCAAGTGCGCCGTGGACGCGATCTGCCAGTAAGGAGACTTCCGATGGACAGCAACACTCCTGTATTCGACGCGACCAGGCCGGTCGCCATCAACCTCCGCGGCCCGGACGGCGTGAAGACCGTCCGGGTCCGCTTCCCCTCCGACGACGAGTGGGCCGAACGCCAGCGCCGCCGCAAGGTCATCGTGAAGCAACTTGGGCGCGGGATCTCTGAAACGACGATCCCGAACGGCGAGGATATCGACGCCGCGATGCTGGCGAAGATCCGCACCGAGGAGGAACCCGAAGTCGACGCGTTCGAGGCGCAGAAGGTCGTCGAGCAGTTGGCCACCTGCGACGTGGACGATGTCGTGTTGGCCGGCGACGCCTTCCGTGTGACGCTCCGAGTGCTGGGTGGCACCACCACGTTGCTCATCAAGATGCCGTCCGCGAAGGACGTGAACCAGTACCGGCGCGGCTTCGCTCGCGTCCTGGACCTGCCGTTCAACCGCCAGGAACTCACCGTCAACGTGCGCGCGGGCGGCGACCTCTACAAGAAGCTCATCGACGCCACCGAAGGATACGCCGGAGACGTGCCGATTATCCATCAGGCGGTCGCGGTCAAAGCCGCCATCGATGCTCTCGACGCATCCTTCCAGGAGGATCGGGACGCAAGTTTTTAACCGGGGAGTGGCCCGAACAGCCCTCCCTGCGATACCTCATCCACTGGGCCCTCCGGCGCGATGAACTCTGCGAACCGGGCTTGTGTCCGGACGGGCCTGCTGGCGGTCGTTGCGACGTCTGCCCGCAAGACAAACTCGACGCCGCGCAGACCACCGAAGCCGGCCTGCTCATCCGGCGCTCCCTCGACCTGCGGGCCGCGTTGAACCTGGGCATCCGTATCGGCCTGGAAGAGATCCCTGCCAACGAGTTTTACGCGATGCTGATCCTCGACGACGAACGGGACCTGCTGGATCGCGAGCGGACGAACATGCATGGCAAGCAATAACCAGATCGAACTGGTCGTCACCGTCGAGGTCGACAAAGCGAACCAGTCCATCAAGAGCGTCAACGCGAACCTGTCGGGCATCGAAGCCGCCGCCACCAGGTCGGCCCGCGCCGCCTCGCACGGCATCGACGGCATGACGGCCTCGATGGTCAAGGGTGCCACGGCCGGCAACCTGTTCGCGGACGCGATCAGGAAGGCCATCGAGTTTGCCAAGGAGTGGACCATCACGGCGGCGAAAGAGGCGGCACACGACGAGCGGAGGGCAGCCGTCACGCGGGCACTCGCCAAGGCACACGGTGACGGCGCTGCCGCCGCGCAGAAGGCCATTGAGGCGATTCAGGAGATCGGGTTCACGTCGGATGATGCGACCGCCAGCGTTCAGAAACTGATCATCGCGGATATTGGCCTGGAGAGGGCGAAAGGACTCGCGACCATCGCGAAAGACGCCGCCGCCGTCAGCACCGAAGGACTGGATGCGGCGCAGGCCTTCGAGAAGCTCATGTTGGCAATCGAGACGGGCCAGTCTCGCGGCCTCCGGTCCATGAGCCTGTTCCCCGACCTCGCCAAAGCGGAGGAGACGGCCCGGTTGCAGGCGCAACTCCACGGCAAGACGCTGTCCGAACTGGAGGTAAAGCAGATCCGGTACAACGCCATCGTGGAGGCGGCAGTGAAGATTCAGGGATCTGCGGCCGAAGCCGCGAAAGGCGTTGATGGCCAGTTGGCAAAGCTCGGGCGGGAGGTCCACGAACTACAGCAGGACGTTGGCAAGGCGTTCCAGGGCGAGTTGCAAACAGTCGTCAACATCTTGAAGACAATGGTGGGCTGGTTCAGGGACCATACTGACGCCATCGAGAAGTTCGGGAAAGGCACGCTGGCTCTTGTCGGCATCATCGCCACGATCACGGCGGCGACGGAAGCCTGGGCCCTCGCGCAGGGCGCGCTCAATCTCGCGATGGCGGTCAACCCGGCGTTCCTGCTGGCCGGCGGCATTGTTGGCGCGGGCCTGATTATTTATAAAGAGTACTCCGACATGACGGAGGAGATGGAGAGGCGCTACAAGGAGATGGAGAACGGCGCGCTCCGCAAGGACGTCCTCTCCGGCAAGACCAAGGTCGAAGACCTCCGCAAGAGGGGCATGACCGACGACCAGATCCGCGAGCTCGTCTCCGGCCGCAAGATGATCCCCGGCGAGGAGTCTCCGTGGGGCGAGGTAGGCGCTGCCCTGCCCAAGATCAAGATCGGCGGCACCAGTCAGCCCGACCCGGAGGCGTTGAAGCTCGCCATCGAGGTCCAGAAGCGCATGCGGGAGAACGAGAGGTACTTCAAGGACCAGGCCATCGCCGCGGGAGGCGCGGGGAAGACCGGGTACGCGAGGGACGTTGCGGAGATGAACGCGGAGATCGCACGGCGCACGTCGTTCACGGATGACAAGGGGACGCATCAGGTCGCGCTCACCAAGTCGGCGTGGGAATCCATCATCGACACGATGCAGAAGAAGCTCCAGGCGTTCAAAGGTCACTTCGCTCTGGAGAACCGGAAGGCGCTCGCGGATTACCTCAAGGACGAGGAGGAGAAGCGCCAGCGGGAGATGGAGTTCGAGGCCAAGCGATACCAGGAGCGCCTGAAAAACGACGTGGACATCGCGGAGAAGACCCTCGAGCACCTGCGGCAGGCATACGCCTTCGAGGAGCAGCGTGCGGGCTTCGAGCGCGACGCGCGCCTGCGCCAGTTGGAGGGCGTGGACGCCGTTACGCTTGAGCAGAAGATCGCTGTCGAGCAACAGAAAGCCGCAATCGAGATCGACTATCTGCAAAAAGTCCACGAGGTGAAGCAGGCGCTCTACGACATGGACACGCGCCGGATGCTGCTCGAAGAGGAGTTGACGCTCAAGCGCTTGGGGTACAAGGCCGACGAGATCAAGGCGCGTATCGCGGAATTGACCCAGCAACGCCAGGACATCCGTGCTCAGGGCGACGAGGCGAACGACGTCGCGATCCAGGCTGCACGCGAGAACGCCGCCAACCGGACCACGCAGTTGGTGCGCGACCACAACCGGCAGCTCTTCGAGTCCCTCAAGCAGCAGGCGGGCGGCGTGTTCGACGCCCTCCTGTCCAAGTCGCAGTCCGTCTGGAAGGCCATCGGCAACTCGTTCAAGACCGCCATCCTGACGGCCATTAAGGAGGTCGTCACGTCGCGTGTAGCGGCCATGCTGATGCAAATGTTCACCGGCCAGAAAGTGTCGTTCGCGGGTGGCGGCGCGGGGCCTGGCGGTAGCGGCGGGATGCTGAGCGGGCTGGGTGGCCTGCTGGGCGTCGGCGCGGCGCCGGTGTTCAGTGGTGGCGGGCCGATCCCTGGCGGCACGGCGGGCGGTTGGGGCACGCCGCCGTTTCTGCCGCAAGGGGGCGGCGGCGGTCCTGTAGCGATGGGCGGTGCCGGTGGCGCCGGTGGCGGCGGCGTCACGTCCACCGCGGGAGTTGGGATATTGGGCAACCTCAAGCAGAGCGTCCAGGGCTGGAAGGAGATGCTCACGAGCCTCGGCAACCTCGGGTTCAAGCCGGAGCGGTGGAGCATGGATGAGGCGGGCAACATGACAAAGCTCGCCAACGCGCGTGGCGTCGGCGGGATGAAGGGCGGCGCCATGCTGGCGGCGGGCGCGATGCTCGTGATGGACGGCCTGCGGCGTGGTGGCAAGATCGGCGTCGCGGAGACGACCGGAGGCGGCGCGCTCATCGGTGCGAAGTTCGGCGGGCCTTTGGGCGCGGCCATCGGCGCCATCGCTGGCTTCGCGGCGGGGATGGTTCGGTTGTTCATCAAGGGCGCGGTCGAGAAGGCCCGTCAAAAAATCAAGGACCTGTACGGCATCGATATTCCGGACAAGGCGCTCTTGCAGCAGGTTGTGGACACTGCAAAGCAGCGGTACGGCGGCAACCTCGACATGGCGATCCGCACGGACGAGATCCGCGACCTGATCAAGTTGTACGCCATGAGCACCGGCCAGCCCACCAAGGGCATGCCCGCCACGGTCCATCCGCTCGAACTGGCGCAGTCGGGCGGGTCGCTTTACCAGTCCCCCGGATACGCGAACGGGGCGGCGCTCCCCGGCATGGGCGGGCTTCCCTCGCTCGACAGCATCGGCGGCGGCGTGGCGTCCGGAGCGGGGCCGGTGGTGATCCAACTCGACGGGCCAGCGACCACGAGCCTCCTGCGCGGCGAGGCGGTGCATGCCATCGCGGCCAACCCGCGCGTCGTCGCGGGCGCCTCGCTCAGCGCGGCCAAATCGAACGCTGGACGCCGGGAGTTGACGAGCCTGCAACTCAGCCCCGGCCTGGTGACCTCGTGATGCCTGGCTCGGTTGCAAACGCTTCTCCGGCTACCGTGCTGCCGAACAGCCTGTCCTGCGCGTTCGTTCACTCGCGCGAGTACCCGGTCATCGACAACAAGTACCGGAACGGCGAGTCGCAACGGTCGGCGCAGGCGGCGACCAGCCGCAAGAAGTGGAGTCTCACCAAGCGCCTCGCGCCTGCGCAGTTGGCCGCGCTCCGGACGTTCTACGATGCCCGCAACGGCACCCACGAACCGTTCTACTTCTACGATCCGTACGAGACGAACCCGAAGTTCTCGTACGACCCGACCGGCGCGGCGGTGACCGGCAGGTACACCGTCCGGTTCAACACCGATTGGAGCCAGTCGGTCGGGCCTGGCCGGTCGGACGTGCAACTCGAACTGGTCGAACTGGCCTGAGGGGAGAATCGATGCCTGGAAAATCGCAGTCCCACACCGACGCCGTGCTCAACGTCCTCCGCGGCACGGACCTCACCGGAGTCGCGCCGTTCGTCGGCCTGTTCTCCGCAGCGCCCGCCGATGACAATTCGGCGGGCACGGAACTGGCTGGCAACGGCTACGCTCGTCAGGCCATCACATTCGGAGCGCCCACGACCGACGCCGGGAACGTCCGGAAGGTGTCGAACACCAACAACATCCAGTTCGGGCCCGCGCTCGCCAATTGGTCGCAGGCGGTTGCTTTCGGCGTGTTCGCTTCGCTGGCGGGCGCGCTCCTGTACTGGGACGTGCTTCCCACTCCCAAGACCGTCGAGCAGGACGACTTCGGCCAGTTCGCGGCGGGGACGCTGGTCGTGAAGGAGGACTAAAGCGATGGCCGACAACATCGATATCACGCCGGGTGCTGGCAGGACGGTTGCCACGGACGAAGTAAGCGGGCGGCACTACCAACGGGTGAAGCTCACGGGCGGCGCGGAGGGATCGGAGAACCATGCGAGCGTGCGCGCGGACGGCACGCAGGAGGTAAGCCTTGCGGACGTGAACGCGGCTCTGTACGCGATCCTCGAATCGATTGCCCGCCCGATCTCCCAGGAACCCGGCACGGGCCGAACGCGCGTGTCCTTGGAGTCTGCGGCGGTGACGATGACCGGCGTCACCACGGTTACGACGGTGAGCACGGTGACCTCGTTGAACCAGTTGAACACATGGCCCATCAACGACGTGCTTCTCAAGGGGCTCGATCGCAATCTCTGGAACAACTCCGTCCGGCAAAGGATCTCCTGACATGCCTACGACTCTCGCTTTCAAGCCTTTGATCGATCTCCCCGAGTGGCGCCCCATCGCGAACGCGCCTGCCGTTTCCGCTGTTGGCTCGCAGTTGGTCGCCGGCCTTCGCAATAACAGCGACCGTGGCGCGTACGTGTACCTGCTCACGAGCAGTATCCTGCTGCATGAATACGACGTGGAGGACGACGACTGGCTCACCCTCGGGTCGCCCGCTCTGGCGGGTACTTTCGGCGCGGGCGTGGGCGCGGTGATGATGCCTGCGCAGGGGCCGCGCGGAGTGCTGGCGGGCGGCAACACCACGTCGAGCATCGTTCTGAGCACCTCGCTCTCCGCTGCTGTCGCGCCGAACCAACTCGCCAACAAGGGCAACAGCAACGGCTTCAAGATCCGCATCGTTGGCAATAGCGCGGGCGGGTCCGGCAAGACGGAGATGCGGTACGTCGTCGGGAACACGGGCGGGACGACGCCGACCCTGTATCTCGACTCCCCGCTCTCGTTCACGCCGCAGGCCACCGACACGTACGAGATCCGGTCGGGCCGGTTGTACCTGCTGGGCGCGGGCGCACAGGCGGCGGGCCAGTGGAAGTACTACGACATCGCGACTAACTCGATGTCGAGCAACCTCTCCCTCACGAACCTGCCCGCAACCATCGCCACCGATTCCAGTTTTCTCGCGCTCGACGAGTCGTACGTTCCCTACGATGCGGACCCCGGCGAAGGTTTTCTGGCCGTTCTTACCGCGACCGGATCTGCGGCGACCAGTATCACGGGGCAGGCTGCAAGCGGCGACGCTGCCGTGCTCCTGAACGAGTACCGGAACTTCCAGATCCGGATCGTGGAGGATACGACCATCCCGACCGCTGCGGGACAGCGAAGGAACATCACGTCCCATACGGCGGGCACCTCGCCGGTCTACACGGTCCCGGCTTGGACGGTTACGCCGTCCGCGAACGCGAAGTTCGTCATCGAGAACAATGGAGACCGCATCCTGCTATGGACCTCGGCGCAGCAGAGTACGTACACCTACAACATCGGCGTGAACGCCTGGGACACAACCACGTTCGCCACGCGCGGCGCGGCAATGGGCGCGGGATGCTGTTCGTTCCCGTCGTTTTTCCTGCGTCCGGACGCGCAGAAGCTCTCGCGCCATAGCTACATCCTCAGTTTCCGTGGTGGCAACGTGGCAACCCTCGATTTGTTCGATATCGCGGGAGCAGCGACCGGAGCGTGGACGCTGGCCGCCCCGTATGGCGGGTCGGGCGGCGTCCTGTTCAACACTGGATCGTGCGGCACGCCTGACCCGTACACCGGCAACGGGCGGTTCGCGTTCATCAACGACAGGGGCACTCAGCGGTGCTTGAAGTTTGACGTGCAGAACCGGGTGCTCAGTCCTGCGTTCTATCTCCGGTATCCGATGGGTACGGCGGTTGTCGGGCAGCGCATGTCTACTGCCATGTTCGTGGACGGCGACACGAAGCTCGTGTTCCTCATCCTGCAAAGGATGGCGGGCGCGGAGTGCTTCGAGATGGCCGTCCAGAAGTAACCCATGTCCCTCTTGCTGCTGTTTGGCGGCAAGACGATCCACGCCCTCGCGGGTGTGGCGGTCGGCCAAGGCAGTGGTGCCGCTCGACTGGCGGTCCTCCGGCGCATAGCCGGTGCCGCTTCCGGCCACGGGACCGCAAACGGGCCACTGGCGCGCGTAGTCCCGGTGGCTGGCCTGGCTGCTGGCGGCGGGACCGTCTCCGGCGCGCTCCGGGTAGCTCGCGCCCTGCGCGGGATCGCCGCCGCCTCCGGTGCGGTGGCGGCGCGCCTGGCGGTCGTCCGGAAGTTCGCTGCAGCGACTGCAGGATTGGCTGACGTTCGCGCACGGTTGGCCCGTGTGCGCCCGCTGGCTGGCGAGGCGTCCGGTACGTCCACCGTCCTCGGGCACGTGTCCTGCGTGCGCACGTTGGCGGGTGTGGCCACTGGCTGGTCCCGCGTCATTGGCGTCCTGCTGTCGTCGGTCGGGACGCCAGCCACCCGCAGGTTTCGCGTCCGGCGGGAGGCACGTACGCTGCCGGTCGCATGCGAAACCCGGTTGCATCGCGTGCGGCGCGAGACGCGCGCCCTTGCGATTGCGGCGGAGGACCGGATCATCCATCCGCAAGCCGAGACGAGGAGCATCGACGCATGACGTTCACAAAAGACCCGGATGCGGTCCTCGACTATTCGGTCGATTGGTTCCTGTGGTTGGCGGGCGACCAGATTTCCTCAAGCGACTGGATCATGGAGCAGGGCGCGACCATCGAGAAGATCACCGACACGTTCACCACCAGCAGAACGGTGGTGTGGCTAGGCGGTGGGGACGAGGGCGTCACCTACCTCGTGACAAACCGGATCGTGACCCTTGGTGGCAGGACGGACGACCGCACCATCTGCGTCAAAGTGAAGGACCGTTGAGTTGCTGTTCCTGAAAGCCGGAGTCCGGATCGGTGGGATGCGCCCCGAACTCGTCCTGGCGGTGATTGCCGCGGAGAGGGTGTACGAGGAGGCGGGCCACGACTTCACGATCACGGCGTGCGTGGACGGCAAGCACATGACCGGCTCCCTCCACTATGCGGGCGCGGCCATCGACAGTCGCACGCGCGGTATCCCGCTCGCGGAGGTGCAGAAGCTCATCGCGCGCATCAAGGCGTGCCTGGGCGACGACTTCGACGTCGTCCTGGAAATCGATCATCTGCATCTGGAGTACCTGCCCAAGCAACCCCTGACCAATGTCTGACACAATCGGCAACATCACAGTTCCGGAGATCCCCGTCTCCGACACGTTCCCGATCATCCCCGAGTACCCCTACGGCCGCGCCAGCCATCCGGACGTGGCAATCCACCAGTTCGGGTCGGGCAACGCGAAGATCGAGCAGCGCTTCCTGCTGGGCACGGGTGCCAGACGGTTCACCGTGCGGCGTACGTGGATGAACGACGCGCAGCGGATCGCGCTCCGGAACTTCTGGGAATCGAAGTATGGGCCGTACGGCGCGTTCACTTACAACGCGCCCAACGACGACGGCAATGGAACGACTGCGTTTACGTGCCGGTTCGCCAACGAGCCTTTGTCCTGGCAGATGGTCGCGGACTGGGTATGCTCCGTCGGCGTGACGCTGGTCGAGATCCCCGCCAGCGATCCGGTGTACGCGCTCAACTCGACCGCGATCCGGTTCCCCTCGGGCGGCTTGCCGGCCGCTCTCCTCTCGCAGGTCCAGCAAGTAATCCCTCTCATCAAGATCCAGGCCCTCCAGGCGGCGTACCCCGCCATCTATCTCTCCGACCGGCGCTGCACAGTCGGCGCGCAACTCTACCAGGCGCGCCTAATCGACTTCGACGGCATCTCGCAGGGCATGGGCAACGAGTCCGACGACGCCTCGTTCACGTTCGGCAACGCCGATCGCGTGATGCGCGACCTCGCCAACGACGTGGACCTGTACCGTGCGGCGATCTCCTTCTCCCTGTTCCACGTCGGCCAGCGGATCAAGCTCGATCTGTGGAAGGGCGATATCGTCAACTGGACCGTGGACGCGGGGCCGGAGTTCAAGGTCACGGCGTCCGATGGCCTGTACGAACTGAACCTGCCGTATCCGACGCGGAAGATCTCCCGCACGTGCTGGAAGGCCTTCGGCTCGCAGGCCTGCCCTTATGCAAGTCACGGCGCGCTCGATCTGGTCCACTTCCCCTCCGGCAATGCAACCAAGTGCGACAAGGGTTACGACACCGCGAATGGTTGCCTCGCGCACGGGATGAAGCGGTACTACGGCGCGATCCTCGCCGAACCGCAGGGCGTCCGGATCAAGGACAACTCGACCGGCGTGTGGGGCTTCGCGCGGTCGCCGCTCACTAGCGTGTCGCTGGTCGCGGATTCGATTTACGACCAGGTGCTGCCGGAGATCTACACCGACACCGACATGCCGGTGAACTGCAAGGTCGCGGCGGGCCGGGACGAGAGCGACTTCTACGAGGCGCTGGGGATCGTGGGCGAGGGGCCGCTCGTGGCGTACGCGACCCCGCGCATGGAGGACAAGGACGGCGACAGCGTCGCGGAGACTTTCGTGGGCCACACCCTCGATGGCCAGATGCACCACGGATTCCCCGCCAACAACTATGGCCTCCGCACAGTCCTCGGTGACGATCCGGCCGGCGCGACCGACTTCTTCTCGCTCGACCAATCCGGCAACCAGACGGGCGGCGACTTCCGCAAGGTGTACTCCGGCAACTCCACATACAAGGACAACTTCGCGGCGGGCACGGCGTTCGTCGTGATCCGCAAGTCGGACGCCAAGGGCCTGCAACTCTCGAAGCCTGGCGACCACGCCATCATCGCCACCGTCTCGATGGGCATGCGCGGATGGGTGTGGACAAGCCTCGGCGTCCGCGCGTACGGGCCCGCGCTCACCAACCCGGTGTGGATCGCCGTCAACATGCTGCTCCGGGCGCGTGGTATCCGGTTGGGCGCGGACGCCACGACGCAGCAGTTGAACGACGCCGAAACCTACTTCGACGTGCAGGCCGCGCTCGACGCCGCCGCCATCTGCAACCAAAGCGTGACGAAACTGGTGGGCGCGGGCAGCGAGACGCAGTTCGTGTTCCGGGGCACGTTGCAGGAGGAGAAGCCTCTGCGGGACTGGCTCCAGGAGGTTCTCATGAACTGCCTGGGCTATTACACGTTCTCGTTCGGCAAGCTCAAGATCGGCATCCGCGAGAACTCCTCCGTGGTGGAGACGTTCACGGAAGGCAACATCGTCTTCCGCAACCTGCAGCAGGCTCCGGCCAAGCCGTCGTTCAACCACCTGACCGCCAACTTCGCGGACCAGGACTTCGCGTTCGTGAACAACAGCGTGGCCGTCTACGATATCGACCACGCCTCGCAAATCGGCGGCGGCACGGGTCCGATGTACCTGAAGTCGAGCGTCAACCTCTGCGGCACGTCCAGCAAGTCGCAGGCGGCGCGGATCGTGAGCGTCCGTCTCCGCGAGGAGTTGGGCGGCATCACCGCGACGGAGTGGAGGAAGGCCCGCCAGATCGGGTTCAAGACCACTGTGCTCGCGCTCAACACGGAACCGGGGATGGTCTGCTCGATGACCCACGACGACATGCCCGGTGGCGCCGGAGAGTTCCGTGTCGTCTCCTGGAGACTCAACAAGGATTTCAGTATCGATATCCAGGGCCGCACGACCACGGACTCGATGTACGACCTCGTGGCGGGGCCGAAGCCCGCCGACGTGGAACCGATGCCCGTGCCGGAGGAGATCCTGTACGACACCGGGCTTCCCGGCATCGTCACCGGTACGCCGAAGCTTGGGGACTACGGAACCGTCGCGCTCGATGACATCGTGATCCAACCGGACGATTCCGGCAACGCGAATGTCGTCTCCGCGCACGAGGTCACGATGGGCCTGTACTACGTGGACGAACTGGCCGCGGATCTGTGGGCCAGCCTCGACGCCGACCTTGACAGAGACACCGACCCGGCCACCTTCGCATGCACGGTCAATCCAGACACGGCGCGCACGTTCAAGGTCGGAGACTTCGTAGTGTTCAACGACGAGGCCAAGAATCCGGACGTCGGGTATCTGCGGTCGTATGAGTGCGCGCAGATCATCGGGCCGGGGAGCGACGGCGATGTGATGCCGGCCGGGAATTTCCAGCTCCAGCGGGCTTATCCCGGCGTCGATCCCGGCTTCGCCACTTTCGGCACCCTGCGGTGCGCGCACATGGCGGGCATTCGCTTCTTCAAGCTCGACATGAAGACCTTCACGTTCAGCGTCAAGAAGGGATTCTTCCGGACACCCGGCATCCCGGCGCGCGTGGAAGCGAAGCTTCCCTCGGCTTGCGTCGTGGCGATGTTGGTCGGCGTGGCCAATAACTTTGGGTACAGTCCGTTCACTGTATGGCCGATGGGCCACCACAGCGAGCCTTTCATGCCCGGAGACCGGACGTGCAACGGCGGCGCGTACACCTTCCAGATTCCCGGCGCGCTCGCGGTCGCGGACACCGTGGTCATCCCGATGCGCGTGCAGGATAGCGCCTCGATCCGGTGCATCTATGCGTACGTCCAGACGCCCACCACGGACGGCCAAAGCGCGTACCTCGTGAAAGTGTCGCGCGACGACGGCGCGACATGGGAGGTGTTGGAGTACATGGGCATCGCTCAGATGCTTCCGGATGGCGCGAAGAACACTTACGACTTCGTGGTGAGCCAGGGGTACGGCAAGCCCGTGACGCGCCGCCTCCCGTACAACGATTTCGGCATCATCCTCGTTGAAGATGTGGTGGCCGGTCCCAGCCAGCAGACGGTCCAGACGGCGTCGTACGGCGCGTCAAGGCTGGGCTTCGATGTGGGCGAGTTCGTCCACGTGAACCTCGGGCAGGCCGACGAGGAGTACGTCCAGGTGCTCGCCGCCGACCAGGAGGCGCAGACGTTCACGGCGGTCTTCACGAAAAGCCATTCGGTCGGCGCCACTGTGCGGCCGACCATCTGGCCGACCGCGATCCTCAACGAGGGCGACAGCCTGGCGTTCGATATCCTTGGCGTCGCGTCTCCCGACGCCGGCAGCGACCTCACTGTGGTGGTCCAGACCTGACATGGCCGCGGAACCGCTCCATATGTTCGACCCGCGCCGCAACTTCCAGTTGCAGGGATTCACCGGGCGCGGCGCGACGACCACGATCCACGACGCCTCCGAAACCGATGTGTCCATCTCCGGTATCTTCCAGGGTGCCGAAGACTTCGCTGTCCTGGGCCTGTACGACGCATACGATTACTATGCTCATCTGCGGTGCAAGCACCTGCCGCGGACAGACCTGTCGGGGGTGGCGTGGTCTTTCGATATCGAGTATGACCACGATCTCGACGGCGCGATGCGACTGGACGCCGCGAAGTACCCGTCCGTCGCGTGGGACGCGCTCACCTTCGTGTGCGGCAAGGGCGTTGCGCCCGACGATATCTACGAGGTGAAGCTCACCGGCGAGATCCAGAATCACTATCTCGACGGCGAGGAGACGCCCGCCAAAGTCGCCGTCGAAATCTCAGGCGCTGAGATCCTCGACGGCGGGATCGACTGGCTGCATCTTCACTTCCGCGATACCCGATACACGGTCACCAGCACGGACTGCCGCGCGCAGACGCTGGCCTGGATGCCGTTCGGTCCGAACATCGACACCGAAACCGGCGTTCAGACCTACACGAAGATCGACGTGATTAGCGTCGCGGCGTTTACACCGGGCGACACGATCACGATCGAACGCACCGGGACGAACGAGGAGACCACCACGGTCATCGAGGTCGGCGTCGATGAAGTCTCTGGACCGTACCTGCTGGCATGGGTCACCAAGTCGCACACGTCGGACGTGTATATTACGCGCGAGACGCGCGCCATCCACGTCGCGCAGAAACTTGCGGACATCATCAACACGTACGGCGCGACGGTGGCGGGCCGCTTCGGTCCCGACTACTCGCAGTCGATCAAGGGCACCGCTGGGGCGGGCAGCACATACCAGTCGGGCACGCTCTATCTGGAGTTCCTGTCGCCGGAATACCGTAAGTATTACGGCAAGCTCGGGAATCTCGACCGCATCCTCGTGACGCACGGGCGCACCATCGGCGGCGTTCCGGACGCCCAGCAGGGTTTCTTGTGGACGGATGGCTCCGGCTATTCGCCCCGCTTCACTGGCGGCGACAACACCATCAGGCAGCGGATCTACATTAACCCGTCGCATCCTTCGGGGTTCAAGGACAAGCTCGGGCGGTTGGTTCCGATGAACGATTGCCGGAAGATTTATATGGTGCTGGCGCCGCGCTTCGAGCGCACAGAGGAGCAACTGGAGGACGGTTGCTTCCTGACTGCGCCCGTAAACACTGGCGACGCGACGTGGCAGGTGGATGACTCCTCCAAGCTCACAGGAGGCAGGTACTTCATCGGCACGCCGACGAGCGAGGAGCGGATCTTTCTCTTGGGCGTCGACTCCCCGACTCAGATCCGGATTCAGCGCGCGTACGAAGGCTCGATTGCTGGCTCCTGGCTGGCTGGCGCCCGGTTGAAGAAGCTCTCGCCCAAGAGCGGGTTCGGTTCCGATGTGGAGTGGCGCGTGGCCCTCTCGAACTTTGCCATCGATGAGGGCGACGCCAGCCTGAAGGTGGGCGGGGGCAGTCCGCGCATCGAGGAGTCCGAAGCCCGTTGCAGGTACACCGGCTATTGGGAGGACTACAAGTACGCAACCGGCTGGCCGTCGCAGTGGTGGGCCGGTGGCCACGCCAAGCGCACTGCGCCGTCCGATGCGAACGACGAGAGGAAGGTCGTTCTGTCGTATTCGCATCCGGAAGAGCACGATCTGTATCTCGGCACGTTCCTCTACACGAACTGCGGGAAGATCCGCGTCGATGTGGACGGTGTGACCAGCGACCACGATCTGTATCTCAGCGAGTACGAGGGCAGGGTCGCGAGCATCAAAGTGCGCGGCGGCATGGCGGCCGGAAACCACACCGTCACGATCACCGCTTTGTTCGAGAAGCACGCGAGCAGCACCGGGTACTACTTCTATTTCGATTACCTCTGGCCGATTGATCCGCAAGACGTTCCGGACGCGCCGAAGATGTACCCCGATGTGTCCCTCGCAATCGATTTCGACACCGACCACGGCTACAAGAAGCCTCCGGCCTGGCATCTCTGGCAGCTCCAGAAGCTCGGGTTCAAGGGTCACGCCGACGTGTACATGGGCGTGTTCTGGAACAACAAGCGCCAGCGAGTCGGCGCGAGCTACCCGCACGCCACCGTCGCCTTCGCCGGGACGCCGGCGCCCGGCGACACGGTTTCCATCTCCATCGGCGGCAGCAACATCACGCATGCCATCGGGTACGGCGAGACGCTCCAGGAACTCGTGTCCCACATGCGCGCGACGATCAACGGCATGTTCGCGGGCGTGTGGGCCGACGATAACTTCGGGACGAGCACCACGCTCAGGATTCAGAGCAAGGCTCCCGGCTACACGTTCACCATCGCGGTCACCTCGGCAGTGAGCGTGTCCCTCACCTTGACGGATCACCTTGGCGCGGTTGGCACGGAAGGCGATTGGGAACTGCTCGACTCCGTGTCGCCGGTGATG